AACCAATCATATCGGTAATGGATGAATTGTGTACATTCATCGTCGGTTATCTCATCCTCGTCGTCAACAAGAATGGAACGAATTGCTTCCTTTCTACCTATTTCTTTCTGTAATTTCCAGAAATTATAAGTGAAAGCAGCCTCAGATATTGTGAACATGTTGAGGTTGTTGGAAGTTTCGAGAGAATCGACTTTGCACATTAATCTATCACGCACAATCGGAAGAAAGCGGAACTCATATGAATAAGACAGGTACTTGCCCAGCAAGTACTCTTCATCAGATAAAGTTGGGTTCAGATTAGCTCGGGTGTTCAACTTAGCTAGAGCTCTACCAAGTTTAGGAGCCATTCTGTAGCCATCTTTAGTGGGATAGAAATGCTTACTGAGAAATTCAGCATCTACCAAAGTCTGATGTGCCTTAACTTTAGCAACCATTTGAGCTAGTTTGGTTACATAAGTATACTCTCTTGTAGCGAGTTTGAGTCCGCGGGAGGATTGTTTGAAACGTGATGATATAACTGCAGCAATCATGTCATCCCCAAGAACGAATACGACATACTCGTCCAAGTTTTGCTTCTTAGGCGTCGCCTTACGCGTTGCAAACTGGTGGAATATTGTCATGTTCCAGATGCAATTACGAAAAGTAGTAGAAGTAGAGCCAGAGGGTAATTGGTGCTTAACATCAGCTTGAAAGTCAAATTGCCGATTGTAAACAGTGTACGAATCAGCTTTGATCATGACTTTACATAGCCAAGTTGGAGCACCTAAACGCTCAAGCCAGGCAGTCTCACAAAGAACAGCGTCTTTGACTTGCGTCATGTCATTTCCGGAAAAATCACATTCTATAACAAACTGAATTTTGTCGCGGATTTGAGAAAATTTCTCCGCAACTTTATCAGTGGAACCAACTCCATATGCCATGAAGTATTGTTGGTCACCACTTTGTTTGTTTAATATAGAATCCAAGCGCTTAGTGCACGCTTGAAGTATAGGTCCGGAAATGGCATTATGCATGTCAGAAGAGTTATTAATGAGACGGCCAGCCCAATCAGGATCATGTCTTTTGAGCAACATCTCTACTTTAGTAAAAATGTCTTTGTGAGAATATTCTTTATCACTGAATCGTGAGAAATCCTCAACAGCTCTCAACATTGCGACCTGTTTGGACGGCTTGTTATGCGAATTCCACTCGTGGAATAGCTCGTGCGACCACTCTATAGGTGAACACTTGTCAGGGATCTTTAAGTCTAACAAGTTAATAGAAGCGGCAAGAGTATCCTTAGCCCTGGCGCCATTAAAGAAATTCACGCGCTTATCAACAGCGCCGAAGAAGTTTTCAGGAGACGTGTCTGTGACAATAGGATGGTCCATTTCGAACAATGGTCCAAGAACATCATGTATCTTTGTATTGTACATGGAATCGTCACGGACATTTGAAATGTCTGGAATGTCAAACTTCATCGGCACCTTGGGATTGGTAGGACGACGTGAACTTCGGG